AACTGCAGGCTATATTCCTCCTGGCCAGACATCTGGAAAACCTAATCCTATGGGTGGTTCAGTTAGTGTATGGAATAGATCAGCATTTAGCTTGGGAACTTCACAAAATTCAACAACTCAATTTTTGGCTGATACAGATGAAGTATTTACCAGTGCCTATAGAACAGCTAATTGGATTGCTCAACGTGCATTATTATAAAATAAATTAAATTTATGTTTCCTAATTCATTAGATCAAAAACCTCTTTTTACTAGACCAGATGGTATTCAAATAAAAGATATAACTGCTTCAATGTTTAATCTTACAACAGGAAACTATATAAAATATAATATTTATAAGGTTCCTAAGGAATTTGAAATGAGACCAGATTTAATTGCTGGAGCTGTTTATAATAATTCTTTATATGCTGAAATAATTTTAAAATATAATGGAATTTCAAATCCCTTTAGCATTAAAGAGGGAGATATTATTTTAATTCCTGCTCTTGATTCCATGAGTACAATAATTAATAAACCCACAGGAACAGATGTAAATAATGCTCAAACCATAAGAAATAGTTATAAATACATTGATCCTACTAAAATTCCTCCCAACACTGTTCCAGCATTTCAAAATAGACAAATTGTTGGAGGAGCACCGGCCAATTTTTTGCCGCCCAATATAGCAAATGAAGGTGAACAGCAAATAACCTATAGAAATGGAAGAGTTTATTTTGGTCCTGGAGCAGATACTTGTTTTCAAAATGGAATGACTCAAAGTGAATTTTTAACAACACTTATTAAAAGTAAAACTACCTAATGGCATTAACTTTTTCTCCCACAAATACTACATTATCTAAGCCTCAACAGGAACCCCAAGGTACAGTTTATAGAATTTTAACTGTCTTTGAAAAAACTTTTGAATTGGATGAATTATCTATTCCTGGCTCTAAAACTGCAGAAAAGCAAAAGGCAGAAGATGTAGCTGCAATAGAATATCCTCTTGTAAAAATAAATGAATATATTTTTAGTAGAAATGAATTATTATCTGTTAGAATAGATAGCACAGAATTTTTACCAACCATTACAGTTTCTGTGGCAATGTCAAATCAGCTATTTATAGCAAAGGAAATGCCAAAAGATGGAGATATTATATCCATAGCAATAAGAAATGGAAGTGATATTTTAAAAATAGTTCGCAATGATTATGTAATTACAGGAGTTCATAGCGTAGTTAATTATACAGAAACTAAATCTCCCGTAATTTTAACTTTTTATGGAGAACTATTTATTCCTAGCCTAAGAAGTCATGGAAATGATTTTGCATTTGTTGGAACTTCCTTTGAAGTTTTACAGTATTTTGCTAAGTTATTTGAATTGGGCTTTGCATCCAATGAACATAATACCAATGATAAACAACTATGGCTTAAGGCAAATACAGAGGGATCTATGTTTGTTAATAATGTGGTGGAAAGAGCCTGGGGAGATCCAAAATCTTTTTATAGATGCTGGGTAGATGTTTACTATAATTTAAATTTTGTGAATATAAATAAACAATTACTTTCTGCAGAATCCGAAATAGATATTGCTCCATTACTTACAAATGTTGATAAAAACTTTAACTATGGAGTTGATACTTCTGAAATAAATACAAATGCAACAGTAAAAGTTTTTACTAATTTTCCTCATTTTAAAACGACACCATTTTTTATAAATACTTGGAGACCTATAAATGTTTCATCCACTATTACATTTCAAGTGGGAGCAAGAATGACAGCTGAATTATTTGAACATAATAGTAATTTATATAATAATCCCCAATCTACAAAATATTGGAAGGTTCCCATAGATCCTACCTATGATCCCAATAAAACCAATAAATCTATTTTATTGAGAGGAAGAGCTGCATATGTTGATGATCCTGCCAATACAGAACTTAAGAGAGCAAATTATAATTATGTAGAACTATATAGAAAATATCCTTGGCTAGGAATACAATATACCATAAGTAATCCAGATGATGATAATTTGCAGTGGGATGGAAATCATCATAAAAATTATCAGGTAGCAAAGGTTCAAAATCTAATAAATAACAAGGAACTTGATAAATTAAATTTAAAAATAGAAGTAAATGGCAATAATTTTAGCATAATTAGGGGAGATAAAGTTCCCATTGCATTGATTAGAACAGATCCCGTTGAAAATTATAGAATAAATCCTGATACAAATTTTAATGATGCTCTAGATTTATTTTATAGCGGGTGGTATTTAGTAAAAGGATTTACATTATCTTGGGAAGGAAGTAATGAACAAATGATTAAAAGTAATTTTACTCATGAATTTGTTTTAACTAGAAGAGAATGGCCACCTCCCATACCCGTAGAGCCAATAGCAACAAATACAAATAATATTCCTTAAAATATATAAATTAAAAATTGAAACTGGTTAGAGAACATATAAATGAAGTTAAGTTTACAGATATTATAAGGCCATTATCTGATAAACAAATTCTAGATGATTTAAAACATATGTCTCAAGAGGAAAAAAATATAAAGCTGGGAGTTGCAGCGGCAAACGGAAATAGTAAAATGATAGAATTATTGATTCGGGCTGGAGCAAATGTAAATCTTAAAGATACTGAAGGCTATACACCCCTAATATTAGCTTCAACTTATGGTTGGACAAATATGGTGGAATTATTGATTAACGCAGGAGCAGATATAAATGTTAAAAATAAATATGGTAATACTGCTTTATTAAAAGCTTTAATGGGTGTTCATAAAGATATAGTAAAATTATTGATAAATGCTGGTGTAGATGTGAATGCTAAAGATCATAAGGGTTGGACTGCTTTAATGTATGCTTCTTCTAATAATTATAAAGATATTGCAAAATTATTAATAGATGCTGGAGCAGATGTAAATGCTAAAAATTATAATGGATGGACAGCTTTAAAATGGGCTTCATTTTATGATAATAAAGATATAATAGAAATGTTACTTAAGGCCGGTGCAGATTCTAAACATAGTTTTTTTAAAAAAAATAAAAAATAAATGAATACTAATATCTATAAAACATTTCGATCTCCTTTGCCAAGTATAGCAAATCAATATACTTTAGCAAAAAGATTTGATGAGCCAACATATTTTTCATTTAGATTAGTATTTGCTGAAAATAATGATACAGTATATAACTATTCAGGTAATAGAGCGCTATTTGATACTGTACCTCATCCTTTATTTTATGATAAAATAAATTCTCTACCATCCAATAAATATAATGCAAAGGTTGTAAATGATCCTCAATATTATTCATCAATTCAATTTTTAGAAAATGCAAATGAACCTCTAAGAGCAAATATGCTAAGGGAATTTATAACAAAATTTAATGATTTACAAAATAATTATCCCTATTATTTTCAATCCATAGATGGTGTTTCAGAATTATTAAAAATTGATGCAGCAAAAGGCCAAAGAATAACCAGTGATAAAAAATTAGTTGTTACTTGTCTTGAAGGGTTGGATTTAAGAATGAGTTATCTATTAAATTTATATAGAAAAATTGCATGGGATGATGTTTACCAGAGATGGATACTTCCAGATTTAATGCGATTTTTTTCATTAAAAATTTATTTGGCAGAATTTAGAACATTTCACATACCTAGTAACATAAATGGCTATGGCATTGATACCACTAAACCCATAACAACTACCATAAATGTTCCAGGAGTTTCTCCTATTTTGCCCAATGTTTCTCCTACTCCAGCAACAGAGCAATCACCTCTTTATTTAAAAATATTGGATGATATTTTGCCAACTTGGCAAATAACATGTGAAATGTGTGAATTTGATTTAAGTGATATAACCTACGATCATTTAAATAGTTTATCTGTTTCCTCAGATCCTCCCCAAGGAGCAGTTAAATTTGGCATTAAAATTGGCAACATAAAAGAATTACAAACCTATCCTGTATTTCAACAAATGTTTATAAATGATAGAAGATTAAATGGAACTTCTAGAGCAAAAGATAGTTCTATTTCTTACGATTCCTATACATATCCTTCATCTTTACAAGTTGCTCAATATAGAGAAGCTGCCAATGATCAAAATAAACATTTGTCGGGATTACCCTATAATGAGCAAAGAAATCAAAATAATATAAGTTCTGCACAAACACAGCCTAACACATTGGTAGGAAATGCCATTAAATTTGGAGAAGCCTATGCACAAAATTTTGTTAATGATGTTGTAAATAAAGCTAAAGTTACACCCATACCTGCAATAGGAGTTTCACTAACAGAAATAAATACTGCCATTCAATCTAATGATATAGTATCAATTTTTGGAATGATAAGAAAAGGAATAAGTGATGTGGCCAATGAGTATGGTAATGCTCCTTCATCTCATTTGGGAAATCATATTCAAACAGATAATATTTTAAGTGAATTTTTAGTTTCTTTAACCAAATCAGAGGCTACAGATCAACCTACAGTGCAATTAAGTAAAGCTGCAAATATAGTTTTAAATGATAAAGGAATGTGGGAAGCAATAAAAGATTATTCTTTAGCTACAAATATGGTTGGCCCGGGAGAAATAAATGAACCAGTTTCCATAGCTAATTCATATAAACAAACAAATATTTTATCAACAGCTACAACAGAAAAATTACAAATAGGAAGTATCATTGAAGCGCCATCTTCTGAAAGCACTGCTACAACCAATAAACTTTAATTAAAAATTTAAATGAAGCTAGTTAGAGAACATATAAATGAAGTTAAGCTTACAGATATTCTAAAGCCTTTGTCTCAAGAGCAGATTATAGATGATATAAACCATTTATCTAAAGAAGAAAAGAACAAAAAATTATTGGCTGCATCTAAAACAGGAAATACTAAGGTTGCAGAGATATTGCTTAAAGCCGGAGCAGATGTAAATGCTAAAAATTATACTGGATTGACTGCTTTAATTTGGGCTTCATTTAATGGCCGTATAGATGTGGTGAAGCTATTGCTTCAGGCTGGAGCAGATGTAAATGCTAAAGATAAGTATGGCTGGACTGCTTTAATATGGGCTTCATCTCATGGCCATAGAGATGTGGTGGAACTATTGCTTCAGGCTGGAGCAGATGTGAATGCTAAAGATAATTATGGCTGGACTGCTTTAATGTTGGCTTCAAAATATGGTCACAGAGATGTAGTGGAACTATTAAAACAATATGGAGCTAAAGAATAAAAATTTAATTATATGAAATATACTTCTGACGTAGATGTTCAACATAATTTTCATGATAATGATTGGATTGGTATAATTGTTAATACTGCAGATCCTACATTTTCAGGAAGATGCCAAGTTAAAGTGTTCGGTTTATTTGATAATATAGATAATAAATATATGCCTTGGGCAATTCCTGCTCACTCTGCAATTTTTGGAGCAACAGGTGGAGGCTCTTTATCTGTTCCTAAGGTAGGCCAATTTGTAAGAGTTCAATTTAATAATGGAGATCAATATGCTCCGGAATATACAGCAATTCAAAATGTAGATAATGATTTAATTCAAAAAATAAAAAATGATTACCAAGGTACTCATGTTCTTTTGCATGATGCTGATGCAGATTTAACTGTAATTTATCAACCCCAAAGTGGTTTTCAAATTTTTCATAAGGAATCATTTTTTCAAATAACACCTGATTCTTTAGTAACATTATCCACTCCCAATGGAGATTCATTTATTCAAATGGATGGAGATACCATTAATGTATCCACAAAAAATGAGGTGCATGTTTCTGCAGCATCTGTAGCAGAGGTGGTGGCAGATGAAGTAAGAGTTATTGGCTCTCAAACTACAAAAATTGGAACAGGTCCCTACATGCATGGAGTCGCAGGAGAAACTTTAATATCTTTATTATCAATATTGGCATCAAGTTTGGATGCCAAACTCCCAAGTACACCGGGAGTTAATGTAGGTATTGTAGAATCTGTTAAAGCATCTATTCTATCTTCTAATGTTTTAATTAGTGTTTAAATTTAAGTGTATCACTTATTTTTTTCTTTGTTTCTTGTGAATGCTTTTTATTATACATTCCATTATTTTCTCCTGTGGATTTTTCGCTAAGTTTCTTTTTGGTTTCTTCAGATAATTTTTTACCTTTATGTGCATCACTTATTTTTTTCTTTGTTTCTTCTGAACATTTTTTTCCTTTTAAATTTATTTTTTGTTCATCACTTAATTTTATTCCTTTATTCCATGGTACACGATTTTTACTAGCTATTCCAATTTTTTTCTTTGTTTCTTCGGATCTATGTTTCCCTCTATTTGCTAAACCTATTTTTTCATTTTGTTCAAATGTATGTGGATTAGATTTTCCTAAAAATATTTTTGATAATTTTTCCTTTGTTTCTTTGGTATGATGTTTTCCTAACCATGTTTGTTTGCCTTTATTAGATTTAGATATATTTTCCTTTGTTTCTTTTGTATGATGTTTTCCAAAAAATGAATTTTTTTCACCTACCCGTAATTTTGATTTTTCACTTATTTTCTTTTTTGATTCTTCAGATAAAAATCCTTTTGCTCCAAATCCACCAGTAGGGCTTATATTATAACCATTTGGAGATAATGTGTTAAATAATTTAATATATTTTTCTTGAGCATCAAAAGCTTCTTTCTTTGTTGGAAAAAATTCAAGAATTTCTCGTTTAAAATTTTGTTTTCCGTATTTTTTTAATGCATTATTAAAATTTCCACTTCCTAAATAATTATCTTTTTCTATATTATTTGTGCTATGATCACCTACATATTGTTTACCATTAATTAAATTAGTAGTAATATATACAAAATTAAATTTTTTTTCCATGATAACCTTTTTATTTTAGAATATATAAAATATATTAAAGTGGGACAGTAGTTTTTAACCTTCTATTGACTTCTCCAAAAGTCTAACCACTTTATTTATATATTTATAGAAAATATAAATAAGTGTATAATGTTTAAGAGCTATAGAAATTGGTTAAATGAAGGTTACGTTCAAGACGTAAAAAAAGAAGATATTTTTTCAAAAGATTATGATGAAAATATACGTAATTATGTTGCAGATAATGAGGCAATGGCATATGCCTATAAATATGAAAATAATATAGAGGGAGAAGATAGTGAAATAGTTGAAACAGAAGATTTTAAAAAATGGATGGAATATGAACTTGAAAATCGTTTTAATGAAATAAAATTTAAACTTGAAAATCTTTCCAAAAATGGTTTAATAAAAATATGGAGAGAAATGACAGTTAAAGATAATTGGTTTGAACATCTACAGAAACAGGGAAATAGGTTAGGAATATATTGGAGTTATGATAAAAACGCGGCAGAACCTCATTGGGGATATAATAATGAAGAAAAAACCATAGATGTTTTAATAGAATCTTCGGTAAATGTAAAATATATAAATTGGTTAGATACTATAAAAGCCCATATGATGATTTCTACCGGAGATGAAGAAAAAGAAATAAGGCTTTTTAAAAATACACCCCTTAAAATAGAAAGATTATGGATAGATTTGGAAGAAAAGGATATTTCTTCTCTTAAAAATAAAATATTTAAAGCCTAATGCCATATTTAGAAATCTATAGAAACGAAGACTTTGATAACTATAATTATACAGTCTTAAAGGGCAATGATTTATATCAAATGAGATTAATTGCCGGAGAAAAAATGCAATATAAATATTTAGGAAAAGTGGATAGAAATACTTTTCGCTATCCTGGAACTCTTGTTAAAAATCCACCAATGAAAATGATTTATATTATTCAAAAGGCATTGGTGCATGAATCTTCCTTTAGTAGTTTTAAAGATTGGCTATTTGAATCTCATACTCATAAGGTAGAATATGGATGTGTTATGTTATTTGCAACTTTAGATGATTGGCCTAAGCATTTGGAAAGAATTAAAAAGGAAGATATTTATGATGATGAAAACCATAACTATGGTCTAGAAAAAGAACCTCATTGCACACTTTTTTATGGTTTACATCTAAATACTGTAAAACCTGAAGATGTAAAAGAATTTATAAAAACTTTAAGCCCGGTGTATGTAACCATAAATTCCATTCATATTTTTGAAAATGAGGAATATGATGTGGTAAAATATGATGTTCCTAAGAATGATAATGCTTTACAGACATACCATGATATGATTAAAAAAGCCTTTCCCAACACTGAAACCTATGCAGAATATTATCCTCACATGACTTTAGCCTATGTAGAAAAAGGAAAGGGAAAAAAATATGTTGGCAAAGTAAAACCATTCAAAGTTAAATTTGATAAAGCAGTTTATTCCTTTGATAGAAAAGATGGAAATAGAGAAAAAATAACTGTTAAATTAAAAGAATGAACTTTATATCCTATAAATTTTGGCTAAATGAAGATTATGAAAATGATTTTAATTGGTTGATAAAATATTTAGATCATTGGGTTTCTTATGCAGGAGCTTATGATGAATTAAATAAAATTGCTAATTTATCTAAAAAATTAAATATTAAATCTAAACCACTTTCAAAGGTTTATAGGTGTGTTTCTGGCTATAATGATGAAAAATTTACACCTAAAGAAATATTAGATTTTGATAAAATACAAAAATATGTATCAACAAGTAAAACATATAAAAGTGCAATGTTATTTAGTGGAGGAGATTGGACATATATGATAGAATATAAACCTTTTATAGTTATTGATTTTGAAGATTTTAGTAAAAGATATAATTGGAATAATGATTCAGAAGAAAGAGAAGTTATCATAGATGTAACTAAGAGCGAAGTTTTATCAATTAAGAAAATTTATGAATGAATTCATTGAAGCATTGGTTAATAAATATAATTTACAATTTCAAGAGGACTTACAGGAAGAAAAACAATTTTTCTCTAAGCCTCTTAGCCTATCTGCATTGCTTCTTTCATCACTTACTTTAATTGAAAAATTAGTTCCTATTCAAAAAACTTCTCAAGAAATAAATAATTTTTTAAAGAAGGATAAAAATTCCAATACCATAATTAATTACGCTTCTACACAATCAACTACAGATGGTCTAAATAATTTATTAAATGCGTGCTTAAATAATAAAAGTTCTATTCCTTTAGCTTCTATTAAAACAGGAAATTTTTTATCATTGGCATCACAAATAAATGATATCGATAGTGCCATTAATTTAAATGAACTTAATAAAATTACTCTTGAAGTTCAAAACTACGGTGCTAAACTTTTATCCTATACCTATTTACTTTATCATATAATAGATTTGGTAAAGGAACTTTTTTCCACAGAACTTCCTTCACTCCATAGAACACAATATGTTCAAAGGTTATTACGCTATTGTTATGGATTTTTAAAAAATGAAAATCAATCTACAAAAGAATTTACTAATTTATTAAATAGCTTTGAACAAATTGATAATGTTTTATTGGCTATAGCTATAGCCACAGGAATTTATTTGGGAAATAGATTAAAAATTTTTAATAATTCAAAAAATTCTCTTGCATCTATAGCTTCAGATACCATATGTGAAAATATACAGGAACCCTTTGATATTTCTGTTAATATATTACCATTACCCACCACTTTAAATTGTCCAGTTAATAACGATGATGATCTGGTGCCACACATGCCAATAGAATTAAAAACTGCTTTAACTTGTGCAGTAGTTCAAAATTCAGAAACTTCAACAAATATAAGTACATCACAGGATATTGCTACCTATGCAGTTATTCAAAATGATACTTCCCAAGCATTTATTTCATTTGTTGGCATTGGATCATATGTGACTCCTGATACCAAAATAGCTAATTTGGGTAGTACAGTTTTATATGCTCCCATAAATGGTTTTGTAGATAATGTTCAAAAAAATGAAATAGTTTTAAGAGATATTTCGGAACCAGTAGATGATCCTATTTCATCTAAAACAACTTTATTGCAGCAACAATATCAAGAACTTAATGATACAAAGGCTTTTCTTAAAAATTATTTTGTAGATTTTTTATATCCTCCCATGTTGGCAATAGCAACTGAAGATGATTCTTCTACAGCAAATATTAATGTAGGGGTTAAAATTCAATATGATTCCATAGTTAAAAATTTTAATACATTAGATACAAATTACAACAATGATGTTCAAACTATTTCAGGAAAGGATAATGTAGAAAAAAATGCTAAAAATGAAAATCTTTCAGCAATAAAAGATCAATTGGATAATACACAAAATTTATATTATAGTAATCTTAATTCATTGGGGCAAACCGCATATGATATTGCTGCAATAACTGCTGCATTACCCTCTGAATATGATTTGCTTTCATATTATAAGGAATATCAAAAAACTTTGGCAGCCATAAAAAATCCTACTTCTTTAGAAATAACTTTTACAACAATGATAAGTAATTTTATTTCCCAAAGAAAAGGAAAAATTGATCTTAAAACTCAAACAATAATTGAGGGAAATACCATAAAAAATTTTATGGATAATTTATGGATACAATTAAATTCTTTGCCAGCATCCATAGAGCAAACACAAAATGAACTTAATAGTTTGGCGGAATTTTCTTATTACACCATAATTCCTTGGAATGGAACCTATGAAGCAAGATTATATAAATTTTCCGAAAAAAATAATTGCAAAAATAAAGAAACCAATGATTACTTAAATCCAGAATCAAAATATGGTTTTGGAGATATAGAATATTGGCTAAAATATTGTGCCTACGCTACATTGGTTAGTGTGGCAAATCCAGTTACAGGATGGTCTACAGGATGGATAGTGCCAAATCCTATTTTATTTCCAGTAGTTTATATTCCATTAAAAAGTATAAACACAAAATACGGATTTATTGTTATTGGCATATCTATATGTGGAGTTTATATTTTTCCCTGGACATTATTTGTAAATTATTCTTCATTGTATGCAGTTCCCATAGGAGATCCAACCACTTCTTTAAAAGCAGAAATTAATGCTCTTAAAAAAGCCATAGGAGATAGTTTAAATAGTCTCAAACAAAATCTTATTAAACCTCAATTAAATAAGATTAATGAGCAAATTAATGATATAAATGAAGAACTTACCAATGATACTAATCAATTGCAAAAAAATAAAGAAAATAAACCAAAAAAGTATTCTTCTCCTGATATTCAAATGCTAAAGGGAATTCAACAAAATTTAAATTACGACAAACAATATGCGCAATGGACACAATTAAATTTAGAGCTACAAAATCAAATTCTTTCTTTAAATACTAAAAAATGGGAATTAACAAAATTATATGCAATATTATATGAAGCTTATAATTCTGGAAGTTCTGTAGCAGGAACTATAAAATCTTTGGAAGATACTGAAAATGAAATAAATAATAAATTAGATGAATTATCTTCATTGGCAGATAAAATTGATTTAACCCTAGCTGCATTTCCCATTCATTTGGTTCCTGAAACTGCAAATTTTGGATTAACTCTTAAAAATCCTACACCCATAATAAATATTGATACACATATAAATGATAACATTAATAATAGTGAATTAGATAAATTTTTAAATAAATTTAAATTAAATAACGAAGATTTAATGAGGGGAGATTATAATACATCATCCATATTTGATTTTAATGCCTATAAAACTGCTTTACTATTGGCAATGCCACTATTAATAAAAAAAGATCCTTTTCCAAAATATGAACTTTTAAGTCTTGCAAATTTACCCTGGTTAACTTTTTTACTTAAAAATTTTACAACTACGGGAGCAAAGACGTTTGGATTTCCTGGATACCCTCCTATTTAAAATAAAAAAGGGACTAAAAAGTCCCTTTTAATATTAACCCCTGACAAAATTTATTTTTATTTAATTTTTATAACATTTTTTGTTACAGCCTCTTCTTTATTTTTAGGAATTTTAATCATAAGAATTCCTTTATCAAGAGATGCATCTATTTTCTTTAAATCACATTTATCGGAAACTTTCCATTCAAAGCTAAATGATCTTTTTGCTATATTTCTTTGAATATAGCGTTTGCTAGTATCACCTTTAGGCTCTTCATTTTCTTTTTCTTTATTATAGGTAACTCTTAAAATATTGCCTTCCTCTTCAATTTGAATATCATCTTTTTCCACTCCTGCTACTGCTATTTCAATATTTAAATTATTTTCATCCTCATGAATATCCACAGGATATTTGGGGTGAGATTCAGTTGCGGGTAGAAAATTTGTCTCAAAATCAAAAAAATTACGAAATAATAAATCAAAGGGTTCTAGTGAATGGCGATAAGGCCATTTTTCCCAAGGTTGCATTTCATTTTTAATCTCATTTTGAATTTTTGCTAAATTTTTCATAATTTTAACCTCCTTAAATAGTTAATTTTAGTTTATTAAGCCTAAGCTTTAATATTAATATTGCCGTCAGGTCAATATTTTTCTATAATTATATATTTTTTTATAATAAAAAGATTTTAAAAATGATGTTAAATTTTTGTTAAAGAATTTTATCATTTGGATATTTATTGTTATATTTACATATAAATTTTAACTCTATGGAATTTAAAACTCTCGAAGATGTTAGAATGTATTTAGATAATATTCCACTCATTAATAAAGGAGGTTGTGGAATAGCTTCTTTGGTAATGTATCGCTGGTTGATTAAAAAAAATTTAATTGATAAAGATACTAAATTTATTTTTTTATATTCTTATAGTAGTAAAAGCAACTACATTTCAAATAAAAGAAAAGAAAAAAATAATACGAATTTTGGTCCTGTAGCTCCAAGCCATGTAGTTTTATTTTACAATAAAAAATGTTTAGATTCAGATAGTGAAAAATCACTAAAGGAATATAGAGAAGAATTTCCCTATAAACATGAGGTTAAAAGCGAAAATTTTCTTATAAATGCCATAAATGCAGTAAATAGTTGGAATTTTTTATTTGATCGTAGATTTGTTAAAAAAATTCAAAGAGATTTAAATATTGATCTTTCCGATATAAAAATTGAATTTGAATTTTCTAATTGAAAATAAATAAATAAAAAATGAGAGCAAAATTTGTTTTTGAATCGTTGGAATCTGATTATCAAAAAATAAAAGAAATTATTAACGATAATATTCGCACAGCTAAAACACGTGAAAAACTTTTAGAATTTTTAAATAAAATTGAATCTTTTTCAGAAGAAAATCCTACAATTACAGATAAAAAAGAATTAACACTTATTGAAAGAACTTTTGATAATTTACAAAGATCGTCCTCTACAGATGATTTAAAAACTTTTAGAGATGATTTAGAAAATTTGGCAGTGGAAGAAGGATTTAGATCTTTATATAATGCTAGAGAAAATCATGCATTTTTTAAAGCTATTTTTTTCTATCCTCTTTATAGTTTAGTGGAAAATAAAAGACTAAAAAAATCTCTTCAATCCATTGAACTGGCCCTTTCAGAAAAAGAGAAAAAATTTGTAAAAAAATATTTTGAAAATCTTGAAATTTGGAGTGATTTAAGTGATAAAATTGAAGAAATTAAAAAAATTATTACTCCCACTCGAGAACAAAAAGAAGCTAAAAAACTTAAAGAAATAAAAGGAAAGGTTAATCCTGAAATTAAATCTGCAATTGATGAAATAGCAGAAAATTTTAGAAAAGTAATAGAATCTAATCAACAATCATTTCTTTTAAAAACCATAGAAAGATTTAAAAAAGAATTTCCTGAAGGACTTGATAGCAATAAATACTATGAAAAAGACAATATATTTTATCGTGAATACATAGGAAAATATATTAAACCTGTGCAAAACTCTATGTCTTTTAAACAAACATATAAGTTAGTTGATAATTACGAAGAAAAGGTTAAAAAAGATGCATATGAAATGAGTGTAGATACCATTGCAAAATGGCAATTTAAGATGTATGAAAAACTTGGTGGTTTTATGTCTGAACTGAATAAAAAATTTACTACCACCGTAATGGGAAATAAATTAAGAAGCAACACCATATTTTTTAAATTTGAGGATGGATCAAGATTTTCCATTGAAAATCAAATCGTAGCAAAATTAAGTAATCTGGGAAATCATTTTTATACCTATCCTACCACATTTCACGATGCCTATCTTCCCAATGGAGAAAAAATTGCAAATCCCAATGAATTTACTGTAAAGCAGGCATTTAACAGCTATAAAAATGAATAATGGCATAGGAACAGAAGCCAAAGAAGCAAAAGATGAATTATTTTATAATCTTTCATCAAAATTTGATATGAAATATAAATTGTCCTATGAATTGTCCTATGAATTGCGCAGTATATTATTAACTGAATTTTTTGATGATTTTCTTGATGATAGTGCCTTTAATATTTTTGATGGTGTTTTTGCTAATAGCGCCTTTCTTAGTATTCACTAAGTGGAATTCTTTTCCATCTATTTTTAATCCATATATATAAATAATTATCATCAACCATCAGATGCATTCCTGTGATTACAGATGCATCTTCAGGAGGTTTATTATAATCTATATTTTGGTTATCAAAAGGTTCACTAAATACACTAGGTGAAAATAAAAGATCTTCATTAACTTTTATTTTTTGAATATTTTCATCAAGCACTAGTGTGCTTCCATCAATTTCCTTTGAAAATTTTTCATGTTTTACTTGAGATAATAATTCTTCAACAGAAATTTTATTGGGAGTTTTCCAACTATTGGCATTAATCTCTATAAATGTATTTAATTTATCTAGAGATTCTCCACCTATGGTATGCATTTTTTTCATTTATTTCCAGCCTGCAGGTATTGATGCGTAATTTGTTAAATTGGTGCAACCATAAAAACACTGAGTTGAAACTGTTACATTTCCTCTAGTCCATAGTGTAGGAGCATTGCCAACCAATGGAGTACAATTAAAAAATGTATAGGCAAAATTAGTAGCCAATTGAGTAGGATCAAATAATGTACTTGGAATTGAAGATAAACCTACGCAATATGAAAAAGAATATAAAAAGGTGTTTATGTTAGAAAGATTAAGAAACAACTGAGAAGGAATAGATGGCAATGAAGTACAATAGCCAAATATATAACTTGCATCAAAATTAATTACAGTTTCATCTATTCCCGTTATTGGGCCCGAAGGCAAACTAATTAAATTGGTACAATTATAAAATGAATGATTTAAACTTGCAATGCCTATGTAACCCCATTGTAAAATAGATGTTAAAGAAAGATTTGCTGAATTTGGAACACCTGAAAAATTAAGATATTGGCATAATCCTCTAATTGAAATTTTATAGGTTCCGGCATTATAGTAATGTTTAGCATAATTAGAAAAAAAGTAGGAAGTAGTATAATTTTCATTTAAACTATTATCTCCCCAATTAACAATAAAATCATAACTATAGCCATTATTTTGAGTAATTGGCAAATAAAAATAACCTGATGATCCCAATGTAATTTCAAATATAAAAGATTGAGTATCTATTAAAGATGCAGGTATATAGCCGGTTTCATTTATTTTTATTATCATAATTATTCTTTTGCTCCATATTGTTTTAAAAGTTCTATAATTAATCTTGCATCAATATCTGTTAATTCTCCAGTTTTTGCCCAATCTAATGCAGTATTACCATTTCTATCTTTAGCATTTACATTGGCTCCTGCATCTAATAATATTTTCATTGTATCATAGTGTCTTTTCCTTTTATATACTGCACACATTATTAGTGGAGTTCTGCTACCATTTTCTGCCCTTGTTTCAATGTCTATTCCAGGAGCTTTTAGTAATACTTTAACTATTTCTGCATTACCATGGTATGCCGCCCATAATAAACAATCCCAACCATGATATTTTTTATTTACATTTGCTCCCATACTTATTAACATTTCTGCTGAAGTTACATTATTAACCATAACAGAATGTAATAATTTTTTATCTTTTTCTTCTTGACTCATATTAGCTATATCACTTAAAATTTGCTCTTGAGACAAAGGTTTTAAAATATCACTAAATTTAATCTCATTTATATGTTCTCTAACTAGCTTCATTCTTTTGCTCCATATTGTTTTAATAGTTCTACTATTTCTTTATTTTCATTAAGTGAAGCCAATGTTAAAGCAGTCCAACCTCCATTAGTTTTTACATTCATCTTTGCTCCAGCCTGAAGCAATAGTTCCACCACATCTCTACGGTCTTTATATGAAGCAAACATTAAAGCAGTCCAGTTATCATTATCTTTAGCATTTACATCTGCTTCAGCCCGAAGCAATAGCTCCACTACTTTAGTATCTCCCGCCCTAGATGCAGCCAATAATCTTTCGTTCTTTTCTTTTATAGACATATGTTTTATCTCATCTATAATTTGCTCTTGAGACAAAGGCCTAAATATCGATTTAAAGTCTTCAGTTATATGTTCTCTAACTAGTTTCATTCTGTAGCTCCATATTGTTTTAAAAGTTTTACTACATCTTTGTGATCATATTCCTTTGCTCTCATCAATGCAGTTTTTCCATTAACAGATTTAATATTTATATTAGCTCCAGCTTTAATTAACAGTTCTACCACATCTTTTAAACCCCTATATGATGCATACATTATGGGAGTCCAATTATTATTATCCTTTGCTTCTATATTGGCTCCTGCATTAATTAATAATTCTATAATTTCCTTTGAATCTGTATTATTAATAGTCCAAAGTATAAGATCCCAATAGTTATTATATTTAATATTTATATCTGCACCATTATCAATTAATAATTTTACTAAAGACACATTACTTTCTTCAATGGCAGGCTTTAATCTTTTATTTTTTTCATTTTGAGACATAAGTTTTATAGTTTCTGCGATCTGATCTTGAGACAATGGCTTAAATATAGATTTAAAATCTTTCATTATTCTGCTTTAATTAAATTTCCATAAATATCATAACTTCTTACATTTATATCATAATTAGTAACATCTCCAAATAATATGGGAACGCTATCATTATAAACTTTGAAAAATATATCTCCCGTATTTAAATCTGTTGCTGTCCAAATATTTCTTTGGCCAATCATATAAGTACTTGAATCATATTCTGCTCTTAAAATTACCAATGTACTTAAATCTACATCAATATAATTTTGATAATAATAAAAATCAGAATTAATTAAATTCAATGAAGGATTATACCACAATGAATTTATTCTACTGTGATCAAATAAAATATTCATATAAACAAAGGTATTGTCTAAATAATTTTCTTGGCAGTAGGAGTTTTCAAAATATATGTTAAAATTATTATTTATTTCATAGGCAACACTTGTATTAAGAATAAATTCCGCAAAGGTTGAAAATGCATGCTTTGCTTGTATTTTATATCTAGTAGAATTATCTATAAAATATTGAGGAAAATATTTATCAAAAATATGTGTAAATCCGCTGGTATCTATAACTCTATAGGATGCTCCCCAGGAATAGCCTGTGCAATTATCTGTAACAACTATTCCAACCAATTGATTATCTGAAAACATATAATTACTAACATCCAAATGTAAATTATTATTTATATTCATTGGATTAGCCGTATTTCTATATGTATCATTTAAAATATAAATGGATGAAGATGAATCCTGAAAAATAGTTGAAGGAATATTATCAAGAGTTAAAGTGTTCCCTATTGAAGAAATAACATGAGAACTTGCCTCTGCAACCAATGAAAATTTTCCTTTGTCAAATTTAACCAATGTAACATCATCATTTGTGTTAAAACTTTGATAATAGGGTTGAATTGTTATATTTAAGCCAGCTATATTTAAAACTTTTTCTGTTAAATTAAAAAGTAAATTAGTGGAATTGGGAAGAGGAAGTTCTTGAAAATATGTTATTGATGGAACATTAATGTAAGGATTTCCCTCCATATCTCTTAATAAAGTTAATCCATCCAATGGAATATATCTGTCATAAATGGGATATAAATTATTTAATACTACTTTATTTACATCTACATACGACATATATTTGCTAGCATCATAGTCCATAAAGGAAGAATTATCTACAAGAAAATAGGTGGTAGGAGCTTTCATCCATACTGGATAAAGAGTTTTTCCTGTGTTATAAAATATGCTATTGTATGCATCCCATGCAAATAATTCAATATTATAATTTCCTATGTGATTTACATTCATACTATAAATACTATTATCTTGTAAATAAACATTTGGATTATTTCCTCCTGTTAATCCGGATGGATCAGCCCAATAATATGCGCTTGGATCAATTTGAAATAACTTCATTCTTGGTGATGTATAAACTGGATTATAGGTAATCATCTGTTGATCTAAGCTAGTATCATAATTCCAGTTTACATAAGCTATTAAATTATCGGATGAATTAGATGGATTAGGAATGCCTGCATTTATTTCAATTTTTCCATCTAATATATCAAGATTATAAAATTTATCAGCTATAAAAGAATTTAAATTTTCTGTAGAATCCAGATATGTGTAATTTTTAAAACTTAATAAAGGAACATTATAGTTATTATCCACCGCATATTGCAATAGTGAATTTGTTCCTGGATTTAAAGTAATATAGTCATTAAATAAAGAAATTACTCCCAATGAAGATTCCATTATGTAACCATTTGCTGAAGGATTAGGATAAATGCTATAGTCTATGGATTTTTCCCATTCATAGTTATTTGCATTTCTTAAAAAAGCCTTTTCCAAATATATTGTTAGACTTGTTGAAACATCATAAAATATTGATGAACTATCATAGGGATTATAGTAGCGAATATCGTCATCAATTATCAAAATAGGATTGCTAACTAAAGTTTTATCCAACACACCTGATTCTGTTTCTTGAGATAATCTCCACATTATATCATGAATATTGGTAAATGGATATTCAAATGTTGGGCCAATTAGTACAAATGAACTAGGATTAGCTAAATAAATGGGATCATCCAACGAATAATATTTTGATGGATCGGTGGGTTTCCATGCATATTCTACAGTATCCAAAAAACTAAAAGGAAAACTACCTACAGTTGATTGAGTTAATTCTAAAAATGTTAGTCTTACACTTGCATCACCACCAATTAATTCTGTATTTTCATCTGGTCCATAGGGTGTTAATGTTTGAGAAAGAGTATAATTATAACTTAAATTATCTGTTTCATATATTAAATTTTGAATTCTTTCAAAATAAATGCCTTCTCCCGTTATATCTGTAATTTTACAATTTACTCCAATAATATTTTGTTCTAACCATTTCTTAAGAGAAAGTAATTTTATATAAACTTCTTTTAAATTATATGAGTAACAATCCTCTGTTATGGGTGTGCCCCATTCATCTAATGCTCCAGTTTCTTTTGTTATACAATAATTTAATGATAATTGATTTAATTTTTTAAGAACTTTTCTTTGGTCAGCATTAAATGATAAAATAGTTTGTGTTCTGTCCTTTGCATCATAGGGAACTATTAATGATAATTTTGTATTTTCTTTAACATTTAAAAACCATTCACGAAGATAAATATCATCATAGCCTAACCATTTTATTGCATTTATTAATCCCTTATATGTTCCTACAAATGGCATGATTTTATCATGCTCCAATATCATATGTTTAGATTTTTGATTTAATACTTTCCAATCAGGTAAATCTTCATTTATATCTGTTTCCTTAAAAACTTGTTGAATTGTAACTGGATCTGGTAAACCAAAATTTGAAAGTAATGTTCTAAATCTTTCATCTTCTCCTATGGCTTCTGCTCCAACAACCACATCACCTAAAGTGTATAAGTTATTTCCTACCAAGTGATAAATTCTAAGAATTCTTTCAAATACTCCTTCCACATCTGATCTAAAACCTATGTTTACTTGCAAAGGAGTACTATATATTAAAGTACTTAAATCAAAAACTACAACATCGGCCCATGATATTTGTGATGTATTTTCATCCACTTCAAAAAATTGGATTTGATTTTCATCACCTATAAATTCCATTACAAGAACATTATTAACATTATCATGAGGACGAATATACCCGGTGGATGTTTCTTCAAGTATAAATAAGTTTTCAGTTTCTACCAATCCTTGAGATATGGGATTTAAAAATATTGCTGCAGCATAGGTTGCAGAGGGATAAATAAAACTTGCATCTATATTTAAATTTAATGAACTTATACTTTGAGTATTTATGCCAGTTGGATTAAAAATGGAAACATCAACAAAAAATATTGATGCCTCAGCAGGAGTTAAAATATGAGAAGTAGTATCTAATGCATATTTATATGAAAGAGTAATATCGTTGTTGTCATATAAATATCCTCCATTTGTAATAGCTGAATCCACAACATTTCCACTGGGATTTGTAATCAAAAATCCTTGAGCTCCAGTTCCCGTTGGTGATGAAATAATTAAAGGAATTAGAGGGTCTGGAGACCAGTTTAGAGGTGATCCTTCTTTATTAAAAACTTTCCAATTTTGAATATTCATATTTGGCATACTATATTTAATTTTGTATAATCTTTACCACATTCTTCACAAATTAATATATTTTTCTCATTTTTTCTAAATTCTTTCATCTTTTAATTAATATTAGTTGTATGAATCGAATGCGCTATGCTAAACCATTTTTTTACATTTTTTGTATTTTCAATTAAAAAAAGTAAAATATTTTCTAGAGTTGCAATCATGGAAACCTGCAAAGGATTTGCCCATAATTCAGGAGATGTTCCTTTTGGCAATATATTTCCTTTATAGTTATATCCTAAATTAAGAAATACGTCATTGGAATGCTTTGCATTATAAAGATAGGAATTTCTTACAGTATATAATTTTCTAGGTTGATTAATGTCTACAGGTAATGCCATAAGTTATACGTTTATTTTATCTGGTAGATATCCAAGGATATTTAGCACCATATTTTTTTAATAATTCTACTATCCCTTTACTACTAGCCCAACCCCAAGCAGTATTGCCTGCTTTATCATTAGCATTCACATCTGCTCCAGCCTTAAGTAATAATTTTACTATATCTTTATAACCATAAAGTGAAGCCTTCATTAAACAAGTAGTACCATTATCCTCTTTAGCATTCACATTTGCTCCAGCCTTAAGTAATAGTTTAACTATATTTATGTGTCCATTAATTGAAGCCAATATTAAAGGTGTACAGCTATAAAAACCTTTAGTATTTACATCTGCTCCAGCCTGAAGAAATAGCTCTACTGCCTTAATATTTCCATTTGACGCTGCAAATGCTAGTTTTTTATTCTTTTCTTCTTTAGATAAATGGTTTAAGTCATCTAGAATTTGTTCTTTAGACAAAGGTTTTAAAATATCTGTAAACTTAGCTTCATTTATATGTTCTCTAACTAGCTTCATTAACTTCCAGTTATATTATTTATAACTACCACATTATTTTCAGAATTAATATTTATGGCTGTATATCCTCTAACTTGAATATTTACAGTAGATAATACATTTTTAACCAAACTATCTTCATAATAGGTTCCAGAAGCATTTTCAAAGCCACCTCTAATTAGAGGATAAATATCCTGCACAGTAACCATATTGCCAAAGGCATCTTTAACAGAACGTTCAAGAATAATATCTCCATAGTCATCAATTCCATAGTATGTTGAATAAATAGCCAAATTATCCTTTGCGGCATCAAACCATACATTAACGGAGTCTACTCCATCTATTTGCTCAATTATTCTTATCAAATCAGAAACAGGAATTCTATCTCTTCTAGTATTTTGTAAAAAATAATTGGAAGTTTGTGTTATAATATTTTGTCTAACTGTATCATAGGATGCATTTTCCCAAAGAATTAAAGACATATTCAATGTAAATTTAGGATATTGGGGAGTTAATATCACATTATCTACAGTTAAAACTCTTTGGCCGCTTTGTTCAATTAAATCCAATATGGCAGTTTGCTCTGCAGCAGACATAATAAATGCATCCAAACTACAAGTATAATAGTTATCTGTGGCCGCTATTCTTTTAGTTATATCTGGAACTAAAAATAGATAAACTGTATTATCATCTTTTTTCTGGGAATTAATATTTTGAGTATAATAATATAGTTGTTGTTGAGCATTATTAAGTTGAGTTTTTAAATCAATGGCCTCTACAGAATTAACACCTTTGGCGGCTATTATATTCGTATATTGCAAATTTAATGAATTATAGGTAGCTTGAGCCTGATTGTACATATCCAAGGCATATTGATCTTCAAAGGTTGCAAAGCCAGGAATGGCATCAATAATGGTAAAAATATTTAATTTTTTAAGAAAATAGATATAATTGTTCGCATTGGCCAAAACAAAACTTCTTGACATGCGTGGTGCTAAAAGTCTTGTTAAATAAAGAGGCTCTGCAGCTGTTCCAAACATAATTTCATTTTTAACGCCAACATTTAAATATTTTCCCAAGTCCAATTGATCTCCGGCAGGAGAATAACCTTTGGTAGTAAATGTCCAGGTATTGCTAGCTGTGCTAGCCATAGAATTGAGATTTCCTGCATCTCCATCAGTAATCAAATATTCCACAAGAATAATGGCTCCTAAGGTAGGAACATCTCCATTATAGCCATTGCCAAAGAAAATATCTATTCCTCCTGTTTGACCGGTTTTAACCATTACTGCTTGTTGCTGAAATGTCATATCCAATATCGAATCAACAACATCCCATTTAACTCCATTAACATAAACATTTACATAATAATTATCTATGGATGCTCCTTTTTTATTTTGAAAATTATAGGATTGAAGAGGATCACCAGTACCAGTTGCCTGTTGATATTCCATTGTTCCTTGAATAATATTTAAATCAAGAGAGTTTGTAACACTTTTCAAATCAAATATTGCTTCCTCTGTTGATAAAACTATTGTATAGGTTAATCCATTTTGATTATTTGAAATTGTGGTATAGTTGGGAATAATTAAATATGTTACTCCAGAAGGTAGTGCTGTTCCATTATAGGAAAGTGTAATGGTTCCTCTTGCTGCCATAGCTCTAGATGGATTGTGGCCGGTTAAACTTGCCAATCCTATGATGCTATTGGGTCTTGATGCTGTTTTAATATTTAGCTCTGTTATAGAATCTTCATTATAGAATAAAATCATTCTGCCATATTGCAATATAACTTGTAATAATTGGCCCATAGGTGAAGCCATTGTAAAATATTGTCCCAGATCCCCATAGGTATTTTTTATAAATTGTAATGCATCTTGATATAATTCTGCGAGTCTTATTCTTGAGGTATCAAATATTTCCATATCAGTAATTTAATTTTTTACTTAACTAAAAGTCCTATGGTTTTAGTATTATTTATATAAATATCTATAACAGCATAATCATAGCCATCTGCTCTACCAAATGAGACCATAGGTGTAACCACATAATCCTTTGTTTCTGCTATATATGCTTCAAATTGCTCTGTTATTCTTTCTTGAAGCTGAGTTTGATTAATATTTGTTTCAAATATTAAATCTTCTATGCCAACTCCAAAATTAAGATCACCTATTATTTGACCTGGTCTTGTACCCAAAATCATTTTTACTTTTGTTATAATTGATTCAATGGGATCTGAGTGATCAAGTATTCCATATTTAAAATTGGGATCGTCTGGAGATCTGGTGTAAAGATCTTTTATCATTAACTTTTTTATTTATATATCTTACAAAATAAAAAAGGAGAAAAAATCTCCTTTATTCTTTAGCTCCTCCTTTATTCTTTAGCTCCATATTGTTTTAATAGTTCCACTACATCTCTGTGACCATATTTTGAAGCCCAGATTAAAGCAGTCCATCCATTATTAGTTTTAGCATTTACATCTGCTCCAGCCTTAAGCAATAGTTCCACCACATCTCTATGGCCATGAGATGAAGCCCATATTAAAGCAGTCCAGGCAGTCCAGCCATACTTATTTTTAGCATTTACATCTGCTCCAGCCTTAAGCAATATCTCCACCTCATCTCTACGGCCATTGTATGAAGCCCACATTAAAGCAGTCCAGCCATCATTATTTTTAGCATCCACATCTGCTCCAGCCTTAAGCAATAGTTCTATTACATCTATATGGCCATTCCCTGAAGCCAGTATTAAAGCAGTCCAGCCATCATTATCTTTAGCATCCACATCTGCTCCAGTCTGAAGCAATAGCTTCACTACATCTCTATGGCCATTCCCTGAAGCCAGTATTAAAGCAGTCCAGCCATAATTATTTTTAGCATTTACATCTGCTCCTGCTTTGAGCAATAGTTTTACAAGTTTTATATTATTATTTTCTGCTGCAGATATTAATCTTTTATCCTTTTCTTCTTGAGACATATGATTTATTTCAGCTAAGATCTGCTCTTGAGACAAAGGCTTTAGAATATCTCCAATTTTTGCTTCATTTATATGTTCTCTAACTAGTTTCAATTTTTATTTTTTATTTTTTTCTCTATAGGATGATTCTTTCTTATTGGCATATTCATGGGCATCATCATAGCTATGTTTTTTATACTTCATTAAATTTCTTTCAGTATATTCATGTTGTAATATGGCTCTTAAATCATGGGGTTTTACTTCAAATACATCATCTATCCAAATTTCATCCTCTGGAATCCATTTTTTATAGCCCGGAAGACTAGTTACATAGTGATGGCCACCATCTACAAAACCATCAAAATTTAAACCGGGATTCTTTCCTCTAACATAATCACCATTAATCAAACATACTTTAACATCTTCATTTCCTGCATCCTTTAAAACTTTAATAACTCTTTTATTTAGTATATCTTCTTTTTCTTCCTTTTTAACATTTTTTTCCAAATCTGCAAAAATTTCTTCATTAAGTCTAGGATACAGGTTTTCTTTTTTTCCTTCTTCAGCTGCATTAGCCATTTGCCATCTTCTATGTTCCAAATATTTGGGGTTTTTAGAACCAAAGCCATAGGGAACTTTATGTTTATGTGTTGTATCTAAATGTTGAATTGCCAATTCTTTTTTGGAACGTTGTTTACTTCCAACATATTGTTTTATTGGAATTAATTTACTGCCTTTTATTATATTATAATCCCAATCTCCTTCACTATATTTACTATAAGAAGTTTGATCCACATTCTTGGGATTAAATCCTTTTAATACTTCAACTTTAAATTCAGGATCATTCCAAATATCTATATCAAACTC